CGAGGCTTGATTTGCATGGAGTTGAAAGGTAGGTAAAACCCCAAACAATGCAAGAATTTTTTTAGGGGCTAGCGTAAATCGCTCCTCACCACTTCGTTCTATTAGCGTGATACGCTGCAGACAATGGGCCGCGAGCAATGTTTTTTGCGTGCCTAGCACGAAAGGACTCTCTTCGCTTGCGATCTGCTTCAGATTCGCCTTCACGCTTCGGACTTCCGCTAACGCCCCTTTGACCGAATCGGATCAACTTATACTTTCCATTATCAGCACCCATTACGATGTGTGACTTATCGGAACTATCTCGCAACTGCTTGGGCTGGTTTACACCTTTTAGCCCGTGCTTTTTCATTAGGTTTTTAACTCGTTCTGGAACCGCCATAACTCAAAGCCTCCTTGATAATTTGTTTCACGTGATTGATCTGCCTCGCCTTCAGACATTGCCTCAACACTTCCAGCAGTCGTTTGTTTTCTTTCTGTAGGTGGTTGATAATATCTTCCGTCGTTTTGTCCTGCATATTAGTTAATCATTTTCTGGAAAGCATAAAGCGTTGCAAGCGACGAGAGGGATATAACCATCCAATAAACGATCAGCCTGTATTGGTTGAGGTTCATTTCAAAAAGCTTTGCGCGAATTGAAGTGCCTTGTCCCAGCGGTTGACCAGCCCCTTCCAGAACTTCTTTCTAGCTCCAACTGGAGGAGCGATCCTTATCTCGTATTGCTCTCTTGCATTGCGAAGCGAGTTTAATAGTTCGCCGGGATTTGCTAGAGCCTTCTGCAATGCAGCTTTTGTCTTGGGTCCGAATCGTCCGTCATCTGCAACGCCTAATGCAAGCTGGAGAATACGCAATGCACCGCTCGGTCCTCGATTGAATACGCAGTCCCGCAAGAAAGCCTCGACCGCAGGATTGGTTGTCCACTTGTTAACAATATCGGTATACTCCGCTAGGTAATTGCGGATATAAGCTTCGGCCTCGTTGAATTTCTTGGAGGTGACAAGCGAGCGGAGATACTGTGCAGCGACAGGGTGGAATCGGTCGTTAATCCCAGCAACCTCGTATGATCCCCCGCCGTCCGCTGGAGGCAAAGGATAAACACGAAGCCTACCTCCGCGATCCCTCCGAGCCTCCACGGATACAATAAAGTCAGCGATGAGTAACCGATGCTTGCTCATCAGAAGTCAGCCTCACCCTTGATCTCGCCCTTCAACGGAAGGATTGAAATACTTACGATCAGCGAATCCAACAAGCGGACAAGGAACGGACGCTCGTCAACAACCTCGCACGCCTTTATCGGGTTTTTATACCACACATAAGCGGGATACGCTATTTCCGAATAGCAAATGTCGACGCTGAATAAGAGAACAAGCAAGCCTAGCAGTTTCTTTCGCGCAGGCTTGGCTCTACGCACTTCTGCGTTCGGGTTATACTTACCCCCCGGCTTTGTCATCCGAAGCGTTTTACGGGCCTTTACGCGCCCGTAAATAGCTAGTGCCGCACCGAGTGTTTCCATCGCCAATGTAACGATGTCGGTAAGGTCTTCGTTGACGATATCAATCTTAAGCCACTTGAGGACTTGGGCCAAAAGCATGACAACAATTCCGATGATCGTCCTGCTCTGCCACCATGCCTTCTCGTTCATCCTTGTTTGATCTTTTGCACGGCAAGCTCGATAGCAAGATTGATCGTGCTGTTTGCGGCTTGGATTCCGCGATCCTTGGCGATAGTCTGGATACGAGCGAATGCCGCATGCCGCTTCTGCTCGTTCGTTTTATTGGAAACAAGCAGAGAGGCAACGATCTCCATTGCGATTGGAAGAATGTCCGCAAGCAGCTTGGAAGTCTGATCGCGGAGGATGGGTAGGATGAACTCTAACACGGAACGGGATGCTCCGGTTAGATACGACAATGCTTTAACGACGATACTTTTCATATTTCTTTTTCTCCATTTTGCGTTTCTCCAACATAAGGAAGATAGATACAATAGCGGCGATAGTGCCGAAGGCCAAGGAACTCACCCGAAGCCAAGCCTCGATGTGCGGCAGGAAAGAGATAATGACGGCGATCATGCTGGTTGCTGATCCTAATAGACCGTGTTGGGGGGTTGTATGTTGAATGTCGAAGTTCATGGCAAGTATATGGCTGGATAAAATTGTTAATTGTTATGTATAAGTCGCGGTATATCTATCATCCCACGCAACATTCGTTGCAGTCGTAGTAGATGTAATATTGCCGCCCGAATCAATGATATTCCGATAGATCGTCCAAACATTCGCGGACTCTGCTGAACCCTCTGGAGCCAGTCCGATATAGGATGTATCTGTAACGAAATCGGAACGAACTTCTTCTGAAAGCTTGATCGTTCCATTTGCATCAGGAATAACAAGTGTGCGGGTAGTAGCGGCGGATACACCGGATACATCCAACTTCATCTGCCGCGAGGAATCAGATATGTTGTAGATCGCAAAGTTGGCATCCGAGAAAACATCCGGCAAGATGCCTGCGTAAGTCCAGTCTGCGAGAACGCCGTTGTTTGCCGTGCGGATATATACTCCCGCTGGATGACGACCGATCAACCACACCCCGGATGGTTCACGAACGAGATAGGCTGAATCAATAGGAGGCGTTCCTAGCGTGATAGGAAGATCGTTGTATGTTGCAACCTCGCCGTCGATATACTGCGGTCCGTTTCCGACATTCTTCCAAATCAGATCGAAGTCCGCATCCGAGTTCTTCGCTAGAACTTGGTCGATCAATCCTCCCGGCGGAACCTTAGCTCCTGATACAGCGGACTCGTAAGTATTCTGTGTGACCTTATAGAGAAGGTTCCACCGCCCGTCACCTTTCGTGGGCATATTGGGTCCGGTATTGACAGCGATCTTCGCTATCAAATTGTTCTCGGAGTCTCCAAACTGCGGCGTAAGTGGCATACAGACAATCTACAAAGCATTTATTGTTGAACAAGTAAATTCACTCTACGAAGACAGCGTGGTTGAGCGTGGCATCCGTGAGCGTCCAGCGCATCCAAGCTTTAGCGATGTCGTTGGGATCGTTGAAGTAGGCTCGTATATTTACGGACTTCCAATAAGAATCCCAAACCCACATCTTGTTCTGCCCTGTTGGGTAGAGATACACGCAGACCGCGTGACCCCACTTGTCGGTATAGATCGTAAGCACCTTCGCTTGTATACCTTGCTTCTTCAGCCCCTGCGTCATTACGATAGCTTCTGGCAAGCAAGCGTTCTTATACTTGCCCACCCACGGAGGCGTATCCGCTGGAGGAGTGGAACATCCCGCTACAAAGAAAGCTAGCAGCAGGACGAGGACACGCATTAGCTCAACGCTGCGGCAAGCTGGGAGCCAGTCGTAGCAACCGTGCTGGAGTTCTTAAGACGAGTGCCGATAGCACCGCTAGTCGTAAGACCGGAGGTAGGTGTATCCCATACTTCGGTTGCGATATCAGACTCGGTAGGAATGTCTGAAGTTGTAAGAGTAGATACGGGAACTTCATTCGTTCCGTCCCAAACAATGCTTCCAGAACCAACATTCGTAGAAGACGCAATAAAGGCGATCTCATAGGCTCCCGCAGAGCCAGTCATATTCCCGCTGTAAAAGCCAGATGAGCCAACCTCTGAAAGCGAGATTGCAGAGCCTACTGCGGCTCCAGATTGGTAGCGTTGCGCGGTGACTGTAAGCCCGCTTGTCGGGAGTGCGATGTTGAGTTCGTTTGCCATACCTAGTAGTTAGTTGAGTTGCTGAAATGCGTCAATTACAGTTTCCGAGAAAGCAAACGGAGCGGAACCCCAATCGCTACGAGGAGACTCGTCCTGCACGAAGGAGGCTAGAATGCCGTCTGTCCAAGCCCGAACGGAGTTGAGTTTTTGAGATGCCTTACCTGCGGCAATAAGCTTGCCTTGCAGATCAAGCAGAGTAATAAGCTGGGTAGGGCCGTAGCCCTCTTTCTCCAACCAAGCGTTCGCGGTGTATGTCGGCGTAGGCGGAATGATCCAATATCCCGGCCCCCATGTGGCATTGTCCGCTGGTTTAGCAGGAGTCAGCGCATACTCTTCCAACTTTGGGTTGATTGTCTCTGTCCAAAGATCAATCGTCTCTTGGGAGATGTCTTTGCGCTCAAAGTTTGTTTTATTGTAATAGTTAGGCATATACTCTTGGATGGGTTGCTACGGTTGAATTGGTGTTGGTGAGTGTCATTCCGCGAGCAAGGTCTTGGATGTCTCGGATGAGTGGGGTGTAGTAAACAAGTGATTGCGGTCGCACTTTTTCGCAGGTCATGCCTTTTGCGAGTGAGGCGATTTCGGAATTGGTTAGTGTGGCTTGCCACATACCGATTTCTGCAAAGTCGCCAGTTGACCAAAAAGAGCTTAATTGTCTTTTTCCTATTTTGAAAGTTTCTAAATCTGCTGAATTGCTTGTAGTAGATGGTATTGTTCCGGAAAATTGAGATAATGTTTCATTTACTCCATTCAAATATAGCTTAAATCTATTTGCATTACCGGTTTGTGATCCATCGTATGTAATACATAAATGATTCCATCCGGTTATATTTTTTGTTACATTACCAAACGCAAGTGATCCATTTGAATTGAATATATATATATTATTATCTCCTGAAAAATGGTGAATTCCAAAATTATTTGAAATTGTTTGGCAAAACCCAAAAAATTGGTCTGAAGATGTGGTGGGCCTTCTCACCCACCCAGCCAAACTCATATTGGTTTGATTTTTAGCAACTGTTGTTGTGCCAACAATTTCTTGGTTTGGAACAAATGCCCGTGCCATATTACGCCGCGCTTCTTACTTCGACGGCGATCAACTCGGCATCGCCTGTCATGGTGTCGCTTCCGTTGTTCGCATCGCGGTTGATTTTGAGCCGAAACCCATCTCCAGCAGTAACAGAGTCAATAGTAGTCAGCGTGATCTCAGAATAATTCGGCACTCCGCTCGTTCCGTTTGTCGTCGTGGTCACGCTGGCAATGGTATCAAAGGAGTCGGAGTCGATGTCGGTGTTCATCCGCTCCAGCGAGGCGTCCCACACGCAGGCTCCAGATGTGGCTGTAGTAGCTGTCCAGATAAGGCGAATCTTGAGTCCGCTACCGAGGGTTGCCGCTTCTGGGATGATGCCAAGGAAGATTGCGCTCTCGTCGGTAGTATCGTCAAAGTCTAGGAGTGCAACGCTGTTACGGGTATCCAGCGTTGCGAATGCTGTAGATGGCGGTTGGTTGTCACGGGCATTGAAGACAGCATAGGTTTTAGTTCCTCCTGCTCCAGCGGTAAGAGTTGTTCCTGAAAGCGTAAGCCCGCTACCAACTTGAAGGTGAGTAAGCTTGTTCTCGCTCTCGTCCCAAAAGATAATGCGATCCGCGCCGGGATCATCTGCGGCAATATCGGAACCAGAGACAGACAACACATCGCTGGCAGATGCAGCAATGCCGCTTACACCTCCTCCAGCGGTCAGCGTTCCTCCAGAAAGCGTAAGATTGGAACCAAGCGTGATCTCCTCGATTGCTCCAGTTCCAGCAGTAGAGCGACCCAACACCTTGTTAGTCGCCATGATTGTTTTTCCAGAGCTTGTTCCGATCATCGTTATGTATAAGTTAGAGTTTCTCGATCCGACCAAGCACCTACAGAGCTTGATTCAGATTCAATTTCTCCCGCTGAATTTATTGATATTTTGTAAATTGTCCAGTCATTTGAATCGTCGGCATCTCCCTCGTTTGGGTAATCTTCCCAAGCCAATCTGCCAACATAACTTACCAACCCGCCTGAACTGGTAGCGGATTGAAACAAATAAAGCGATGTATCACGCGGCCTAGCCAATCGGAATACTTCGCCAGCATCGTCTTTGCTGTAGAGCCTGCGATCTGTAAGATTGATCGCAAGCTCTCCAACAGAAAGGTCTAGTGCCGCAGGGATGCGACCTGCGACACTAGAGCGTTTTAATTTGATCGTTGTAGGCACGAACCTTTATTAGAAGGTTCCGCCGTCAACTTCTCCCTCAAGAGCGGAGATGCGGGTTTCGTGATCCGCAACATCAGTCTCAAGGGTGTCAGCACGACCTTCAAGGGCGGCGATATCGCTTTCGGCAGTATCAACACGCCCGCTCAAGGTGCTAGCGGCAGACTCGATGGCGTCGATATCGCTCTCGGCGGTATCAAGGCGACCTTCGGCGGCGTCCACATCGCTCTCAAGCGTGGTAGCGCGGCCTTCGAGGGCGTCGATGTCGCCTTCGGCGGTTGTCACGCGGCCTTCCAAGGTGGAGGCAGATGACTCGATAGCAGCGATGTCTCCCTCAACGGTGTCGAGGCGTCCGTTGATAAGAGGAATATCGGTCTCATAATCCCCTCGAAACGCTGAAAGGTCGCCCTGAAGGGTGGCGACATCACCTTCAAGGGTGGTGGCGCGTCCTTCGACGGCGGTGGCGCGGGACTCAAGCGAGTCGATATCGGATTCAGCGGTGTCAACACGACCACTCAGGGTAGTAGCAGCAGACTCAATCGCTGTAATGTCGCCCTCAATTGCTGAAAGGCTGTTCGCCACAGTCGAGGCGAAGTTAGCATCATCGTTAAGAGCGGCGGCGAGTTCGTTCAGGGTGTTGAGCGCAGCAGGAGCAGCGTCGATAACGTTGCTGATAGCTGTATCAACATAGCCTTTGTTGGCGGCGTCGGTGGAAGCAACAGGAGTTGCAACGCTCTCGATAACGAGTGAACCAGCGTCAATACCACCGGAGAAGGTTTTCTTTCCGGAGATCGTCTGAGCCGAAGCTTTGTCAACGAATGTGCCTTTACCGCCAATAGCCTTGATGTCTGTGCCATTGCCGATGTAGAGTGTCTCGTCTACGAAGTTATGTGCCATCTCACCAGCGAGCAAAGAGGTAGGTGCACCCGAAGCTCCGGTTAAGCGGCGTTTAATGCGAATGTTAGTAGCCATATTATTTTGTCTTTCTTGTTTTTGTTTGACTTAACAGATCGTTTTGACCTGTTAGAGTTGTGATCTTTTAAAACTCCCCGCCGTCGTTGTCAACGCGTAAAGGAATATAATTATTTTGAGAGGCATTCCACAGATAGGGAAGACCTTCCTCGTTTTCAAAATAGATTCGACCGATTTGTCCGGTAGCAGGGAAATCGTTGACCGAATCAAATGACTGCACGTCGTCAAATTCTTGCGGAATGCTTTCGGGTTTAATTGTTCCGCGCTCTTCGACTACTCGTCCGTTGTAGATTACTTTCATATTAAGGTGCGTCTGCGTTTACGATGTTATTGTCTCCGTCTAGGCAGAAGCGGATGATTCCGGAACCAGATGGTGTTACGTAGGATGAAGTTGGAGTTGTAAGCCTACAGAAAAGAAGTTCTCCAGAAAGCGTTCCGCCATCTCCCCCAAATCCATATTCACCTGCCACACAATTCTTAAATAAACCAGTAGCGTCTCCAAGTGCGCCAAAACTAGAGTTTAGCGCGTTGCAGTTTAAGAAGACTCCACTTGCATTGGATGCGTGCCCAAAGCTCTCATTTCCACCAACACACCCAACAAATGTTCCGCTTGCTTCAGATGCATATCCAAAACTATTATTGCCACCCGTGCAGTTCTCAAACACTTGCAGTGGCTTGTTATTTCCAATTTTAAACGCCTGAGTCCCAACAGAAATGCCGCTAACTCTTACGTTGTTAGCAGTTACATTCAGCGTGTTATTGGAAACAATAACAGCGGGGCTTTGAAATTGTGCGCCTAGTCCTACGAGGTCAACATACTCTGCGTCTATCGCTAGTTCAGAGGAGAGAGGGTATGTGCCGGGGACTACGAACATCGTAGCTCGGTTGGTTGCGCTGCGGAAGAACGGGTGTTCTATGCCGTGACCAGCGTTATAGAGAGCGGTGATTTCGGCGTCGGAGAGAGCGCGGTTCCATATGCCAACGGCGTCGATTAGTCCGTTGAATTGACCACCGCCCTCTCCTCCAATATAAAGTAAATTATTATCTAAAAATCTAGATGTTGATTGAGTTGCTTTCAAAACTCCATTCACAAATAGCTTGAAAATAACTCCATCATATATTCCAACAATATGATACCAATCTCCAAAATCAGCCACAACATCTGATGTTATTACCCCAAAGTCTCCTAAAAACGCGCCGATATATCCATCATCCCTAATAGAGATATTTCCAATCCCGGTTTGGCCTAAAACTAATGGTGTTTCGTTTTGTGAGGATTGGTTAATCCAAACGGAAGCAGAGGAGTTCTTTGTTATTCCAGATAAACTAACTGACAAATAATTGGATTCATCAAACTCTGCGGCATTGCCAATCTTTCCATTTGCAAATGCAACCCCTTCGTTGTTGGTGAGAGTGTTTCCATTGCCAGAAGAATCTGATGTATCTCCTAGCTTGTAGAAAGCAAGAAGCCCGTTAAGCAACGAGGATGGAGAAGAAGGTGTTAGGTTTTTGAATTGCTGATACTTTTCAGCGAGATTGTCTTGCGGTTGAACAAGCGAATAGCTCTCCGTAGAGATGTCTACTTTGCTATTTGAACCGCTTCCGTTGACCGCGCTTGCGTAGGTATTCTGCGCGATCTTGAACAGCAGATTGTGCTGTCCGTCGCCTACCTTGGGTTGAGACTCGCCTGTATTAGCGGCGATCTTCGCAAGGAGGCTGTTCTGGGAATCGT